GAGAGCGTTCCATATGGTAATGTTCACCATAACCATTATCGGATAAATTGCTCGGATTAATTAGTTCTACTGACCATACCCAACCTTGTATCTCGTAACGTGGCATTGTTCCGCTAACAAGCACGTACATATCGCAATCTTCAGACTTACGCCATTTTTTTGCTATAAGATAACCTTCCTTATGTCTTGTGGTCTTTACATCAATGCGCACATCTTCGCCATTGTTGCCACGCATTTTTAAATCATAACCGCGCCTATGTGGGCCTATAGAAAGATCAGGAAACGCGTTTATTACGCGTGCAACGGCGATTTCGCCAGCAAAACCATTGATGTCATTATCAGCTTTTGCTACTACGTCTGAGTTTGTTCCATTGGCGAGGTTCTGTTGATGCCTTTTTAAGCCTACTGTCTTCGCTAGGTTCTGCTCCACTTCGTTCAGTGTTACTATCATAGTTAGTACCTTTGGTATGTGTTGTCTTCTGTTCATGGTGTAATGATGCATAAAGTATTGCATAATTCATTATGTCCTGGCATCTGCTCCGCACAGTCTCATCGCTTACTTGCTTGCCAGTTTTAGCATCATTGCATATAGCATCTACATGTTTTAATACGTATACCATCATGGCTTGTTGTGGTGTTGTGCCTAGACGGCTTGCTACATGCTTAAAATTGTAATGTTTATCTTCATTAGATATGGTGTATTCAATCGACTTAGAATCACTGATATCCAATGCTTCTTCAATAAATAAATCTCTAAACTCGTTAAATTCTTTATATGTCATTTTTTAAAATTTGGATCGTCTATTACGCGTAATACATCATCCATAATATCAGTCATTATTCTAAAACGCGTTGTTTCACTGGCAAGGTTTGGCTGCTTATCAGCATATTGCTCTAATACGTTAACAATTGCTTGGCCTACTATTGCTATCATTTTTTGTTTAGCTGTCATCATGTAACTCATCTAGCAACATTTGCTTGCCTTCTACTTGGGCCTTTAAGTCAAGTATGTGACCATTCATTTCAAATATAGCCTTGTCCATGCTGCCATATCTGTTAACCCACTTATCAACAACTACTTGCTTATCTTTTTGATAATCATAACTCATTTTATTCCTCTCTATGCTTTGCGGCATCAGGCAGCTTACCGCCTACGCCAACCTGGGTATTAATTTTCAAGCCTTTTGATGCCGCATTATTATCCGAGAACCGATTCGCCAACCGTTTATCAGACTCAACGTTTAGTGTCTTATCTTCCATGTTCTCGGATTTAATATTTTTATTCCACGCGAAGCACATCTTTAAACATCTCTTCGCTCATTATAAATACCCAATTACCGCGATCCTCTCGCACTGCAACCAGGTTTGCATTCTTAAATGCTAAGTAACTTGCTATCTTCTTACGGCGTTTTACTTGTACATGTAATTCTAATTCACCGCGAGTAGCTTTTATATCTATATCAGAAGCAAGTCCAAACGCTCTACCATCACTGCCCCAGGAGCGTTCGGCATCGAAGCCGAGGTCAGAGAGTAGTTCTTTGACCTCAACTTCGCCACGGTAGCCTTTTTTAGCTACGTTCAAAACGGCAGCTCTTCATCTTTACCATCCTGCTTTTTCTCTTCACCTGGCTCTAGCGGAGTCCCATTTGTAAAAAGATTTTCAGGATTATAGCGAGCTTTTATATCGGCCCACTGTTTTGCTACATCTGCATCAAGTGCCTTTTTAGGATTTGGAACGACTGTATATTGAGTCTCTAAATCTTGACCACTACGCGTAATGGTAATGTCATATTCCTGCACCTCGCCCCACTCAGTATTGTCAGATAATGCTTTGATCTGACTTAATATAGTTTTTTGCTTTAGTTCTAAAAACTTTACTTCACCATTAATAGCAATGGTAAGAAACCAAAAATACTTTGCATCTTTTATACCAGTAGGTATATCGGTTGGCCCATGTGCGCGTTCAGGTTTATTTGAACCTTCAGGCCACCATACATAACCTTGTATTGGCTTTGTAAGGATGCGCATTCTATTCTCACCTTGCTCCAATTTTTTCATAAATAAACCGCCTGATTCGCTAGTCGGTATATCCAATCCACTTAAACTATTAGACATATATATTTCCTTATGTTAATTTCTGATTGTCTTCTGTTTTCTTTGTGGTGAAGAAACGGAAACGGTGGCCTCGGATTCGTCTGAGGCCACTTGCTCTACTTCATAACCACCTCTCTGTATCAAGCCAAATACTTGACCTAATAATTCTTCACTTGGTACTTTGTGAAATCTTATGCCTATCTGTGCATCAGTAGGCTCATATGTAGATGAATAAACTTTTGCTCTATCAAGTATAGCGCGAATCTTACGCGCTACTCTGATCTGCTCTTGATCTTTTGGTATGTGGACTCGAAAGATCATGGGGCGGTAAGAGGATTCAACTGAGAGGTTAGAATCGCAACATGACGTTGTTGCTTGCAAGAAGGAAACCGCCCCACTTTACTTAAGAGTTGTAATAATCTTTTCTGTTTCATCTAAACTTTTACGAGAAATTCTTTTTTCATTGCCAACGTACTTTATACGTAACGTAGCGTTGCATTTGTTTTGTTCTTTTAATTTAACTGCTTTATCAATACTTTTACGGCTCATGCCAATATAATCGGCAGCCTGATTAATACTTAACCAACCTTGTGTTGGTGTTATAGGTCTACTCATTCCAATTAATACTTTCTTCTTGCACACCGAGAACAAGTGCTATGTTTTCCTTATGTCTATATTGAAACGTTCTCTCGCCGTTTAACATCATTGTAAGTAGCGCAGGACTGATACCAACAAGCCTACATAACTTGCGTTGTGACATGCCATGCTTGCGAAGTAAACTGCGAAAGCGAAATGTGGTATGTGTTTGTATTTGCTCCATAAACGTTGCATTAAGTTAAATACACGTTTTATTTTTTTACAAGAATTAATTTGGAATATTTTGGTATATCATGTAATATTAGAGCAACAGAGAGGTTAAATTATGACGTTATTAAACTTTAAATCAGACTTAGAAGCAGTAAAGTATATGATTGAAAATAGTGGCGAATCATCTTGGTCACTCGAAAAATCTACTGGCATATCAAGGCAAACAATAGATCGCTGGATGAAAGCGGATCATCTTAAAATACGTAGAGCTACTTTGTCTGACTTTGCAAGTAAGCTTAATTATCAAGTACAATACAATAAAGACGGAACTTCCGTTTCACCACATACAAAAAAACAAGAATCAGGAGACTTAAACATGGAACAACAGAATATGCTTATAGAACTACAAGCAGAGAAAATAAAGCGATTAGAAGACAGATTATCAAATGAAGCATCACCACATGAATGCAGTATTGACAATGTGTATGGTATAGACCAGGCTGAAATCATATTTAATTTTGATGTTAAAATAAAGTGGAGCTTAAAAAAGCCTGGCATTTTAGTTAGATACAATGATGATGCAGATAAATACGTACCAAAGATGGCCAATAAACTTGGGTATACTGAATTAGAAATGGCTGAGTTATTACAAATAGGTGAGATGATAGAGTATAAAGATCATAACATACATAAACTTAGAACCGCCGAGCAAAAAAACGAGATGTTAGGTATAATAAATAATTTTATGTCTGCGTTTAATAAAGTAAAATTAAATACTTCATTATTAATTGCTGAAATACCAGTTAAGTATACATCTAAGCAAGGCGTTATATATGCTGCAAATGTCGAATATAGAGTTAATTGGATTAGAGGTAAAGGCACAGCGCATATACGATGGCTTAAAGATTAACACAAAACTTCACCACACTAAAAACTAGGAGACAAAAACATGGCAAGCATAAAAAAGTCAAGTCATAGACAATCTTACCGCGTATCATATAAACACCCAATTAAAGGCAAGCGAAGTAATTATTTCAAGAATAAAAAGGATGCGGTAATGGCGTTAGCTCACTGGCAGAAGATAGAGCTACTTGTAAAGATGGAGCTAGATTGGGAAAGTGAAATGCATCAGGCTGAAAAGCCAATTACTGTGCAAGAAATAATTGACTTGCATAAAAACAATGTCTTAGCAAATAAAGACAACATTAAGACGATCCGCACATATAATACGATGTATAATAGTTTATTACGCGTATTTCCTGGAGATACTATTGTTCAAAACATTAGAACTATGACACGCGAAATAGAAGGCGTAGAAGTTGTAGGTTGGCAAATATACAAAAGACATGAAGAGATTGTGCGAGGCCGCAGTAGGAACGGCATTGATAGCTATATGAATGACATGATGATTATGTTTCGCTGGGCCTTTGACCAGGAATACATTTCAAAGCCAGTAATGAAAAAGAGCGATAGATATAAGTTTGATGAAAAACCAGCAGTACAGTTTAAAACTTGGTCAACTAATGAAATAAAAACTTTATTTGAGCATGATGGTTTAAATCAATTTCAGCGTGATATACTCTTGATATATGCTCTTACTGGACTACGAGCTAATGAATTAACTGGTATTAATAAAGATCAACCGTATAAAGAGTTACATTGGAAGCATGTGGATTTAGATGCTAAAACAATGCAAGTACAAGTCAAATCTAAGCAACGTATACGCGAAACAATTGATATACATGATGATGTAGTAACCATACTGCGTAAATGGAAAAAGCGTGGATATGCAAGGCCACTTAATTTTCATTATGATGACTTAAATGATTACATACATGAGATCAGTGAGATTACAGATGTGCAATTTACTTGCCATGATTTGCGCAGAATGAAGTCACAAATAGCGCGTAAAGAGTATCATAATGTAAATGATGCTGCAAAAGCAATTGGTGATAAATCAACAGAAGTAGTTAATAACCATTATGCTGGTGAGACTGTAGAAGAACAACGTTTTAGAAACAAAGGCATTGCTAATAAGCTGTATCAAATTGTTGGGCATAGCTAACTGGTGTTACAAAAAATTCTTGTAACACTATGTAACACCAGCATATTCCATAATATGCCATAATATGCCAAACTATGAAATTTAAGTATGTAGCAAAAAACCCCACAATAAGTGAGGTTTCTTGACGAGTACCTGGGGGGGGACTCGAACCCCCACGGCTTTACAGCCAACGGATTTTAAGTCTGCTCCGCTGTCGAGGAGAAAGTGCTGTTTTGTAACACTATGTCACACTAATTATGAGGTTAGTTCTCTCATCACCACCTGGCATGAGAAAATATTAGGTGCTACTTGCCTAAATGTCAGTGGGCGAACTAACCTTACCCAATGAAATGGGCCAGTTGTATCATCTTCGCTATAAATAAAAGGTTCTCTATCAGTTACGGCATTAGCGAATGTTTCCATACTGGTTTTATTTGCGCTTGTCATATAATCAAGGCTTAGTGTTATAATCTTATAGTTATTATGCTTACTTACGTAAAATCTACTAGCGCCAAGTGCTTTTACTTCTTCGCTACCAAAATTATGCTCAGTAATAATATTAGCAGTAGGCTCAACTGGGAATGCTAACTTCTCTCCAAAAAATATTTCTGATATACCAGTTAAAGAACCAACAGAACTATTAATTGTCCAATATTGCATAGGCAATACTGTTAAGGTTCTTATATTCCAACCCACAGCTACATCTGAAATCGTATTACTTATACCATTAAATGCTCCGCTGGCAGAGTTATCACGCTGAATAATAATATCGTTTGTAGTAGCTACTGTACTATAAATTGCACAAAAATTCGGCGATACAGTTCCACCAAAATTAAATTGCAATCCTTCATTTACGGCCCATCCACCAATTACATCTGTAATGTTACCATCTATAGCTCGTGATTCATCGCTTAACACATCACTACTTGTAAAAGAACTGCCAGTGGTAGTTCCATCTGTAAGAGTAGATGATCGACTGTTAATTGAATCGTAATAAATTGCACTAGCCATTATGCGCTACTTTCTTCTTTAAGTGTCAATGATGTAGAGAATGCATTGGTAGCAACTTGATTAAAAGATGGTGCTTTTATTAAGCGTACATTATGATATGAAGACTCATCATAATATACAAATTTATGTAAATTAGCATAATCAGATATAAGTAGCTCAAGCAAAGACTTATCACTATCTGTTACTAAAGGTATATTTATTTCCCATGTACGAAGCTCTGTATCTATTTTATTAGAATATTCTGTATTGTCATATGAACTAGCGACAAAGCTGTTAAATGGCTTTGTAATCTTTATATCTAGCGATCCTATATTATAAACTTCTCCAAAGTAAACTTCAGTTGGCGCAAAAGAACCACTTGCTCGTAAAGTCCAATACCTACTGCTTGCAGCGGTAAACTCAAAAAAGTTCCACCCAGTAGTAAGATCAGTAGTAATTAAACTTGTTGATGTAGTATTGCCAGTCGTAGCAGCACTGGTCAGCACTTGAATATTTGTAGATGTATCAGATGCTACATAAACAGCAATGAAATCAATTGTCTTACTTTCTCCAAAGTCAAAAAGTAAAGCATCATTAGCACCCATATTTGATACTGCTGTCGCTATGCTCCTATCTGTTACTCTTGCCTCATTAGTTATATAATCGCTTCCATCATCAGCTAAAACAAATAAAGCGCTACCACTATCAAATGTTGATGCTTTATCATCAGCAGTTAGCGTATGAGTTTTTTTGTTGTCAAAGTATAATTTATGTGCCATTACGCTTTAAATACTTCCATAGCTTTTATTTTAAGACTGTTAGGTGTGCGAGTAGTTTCTATTATTCTAAACTGATAATCAGTATATGCTGCACTGCTATCACGCATACGAAAATCTGCTGGTGGATCGCTAAACGTTATCATATCTCCAATCTCAAGATTCCAGGCAGTGGCATCAAGTATTTCACATTCTGCTGTCACGCGCTGATGTTTGTATAATCTATGTAAATTTACTGGGCCTTCAGCTTGATTAACCCAGTCTAAATTTTGTGTTAATACACCATCATTATCTCCAAATGAGTAGGCGGTTTTTATAGTGGAATCTGAACTGCTTGAGCCACTCAGATATGTACCTTTAGCTGGGTGCTTATCAAAATTATACAATACTTTCCAAAGCACTTGACTTAATGGTATTGTGCCAAAACTTGGATTACGATACATGCTTTGTGTTAAATTTTTATCTATGCTTTTACTGGTACTATCTTCTAGCAAGTAATATATCTTTCCATCACTAGGCCTGATATAGCTTATAAAACCAGCTTCTTGTTGTAATTTGTTTAGCGCATCTTGAACAGTCATATTTTCATTATCAATCGTACATCTAACACTATCAGTAAAATTTGCTCTTACATCAGACTCAGAAGTAGCATCGATATTTAATGATCCAGGCCCAAAATTTCTTAAGATATTATAATGCACCTCTGTTGGCGTAAAATTATTTGCTCCAATGCTTGTATAACCTGACTCTATAGTATCAGCATCTGTACCAACATAAAGCACTGGTGGCAGTTCTTGATCTCGCGCTTTACCGTTTTGCGTATCAATTGGAATGTATGTAGTAAATTCAATATACATTTCAGCGATTTGTAGTGTAGCACTACCACTACCAACACCTTGATAATATCCATATATAATGCCGTTTAAATTCACGCCAGCAGCATTATTATTCCATTCAGTAGTAATGTCTTTTTTAGAGTCTACAAATGATCCTGACAAATTACCAATTACTGGACTCCAGTCATTACCGCCAGTTATTGCTTCATTAAGTATAGTATCACCATCGCCAGCTTTTATCCATACTTCTACACCAGCAGGAATATCACTTTTTGCTCTGATCACTGCACGCACAGATTTTATTGTTCCATTAAGCGTACCACTCATCTCACCAAAAACACCAACTGGATCATCACCGCCTTGTGTTGCAGTGACTTGCACATTTGTATTATTATCATTGTCAATTGCGTTAGCAATTAATCCAGTGTCATCTATGGTATTAGGTATGTCAGATGCCGAAGCATCTGTATTTGGAAATAATCTTACTGTCTGTCGAAAATATGATTTATTAGTATCAGGATTATCATCATTAGATACAGTTACATTGTTTGTATTAAATTTTGTTGTTGAACCAGTGCCAGCTTGCTGTATAGGCACAAACTTGTCAATACCATCGACATATATGTGCGGCCTTCCACCTTTATCTGTTAAACCTTCGCTATAAAACAAAGTATCTCGATCGTGAGAAACAAATTTTACTGGTCTTAATTGTTTACTTTCACATACTCCTGAGTTAGTTTCATTAGAGCTGTTTGCAGTGTACGCACCATAGCTTAATGTTTTAAACATTTTATCGCCAGGCATATTGTACCCTGCTTCAGCAGTTACTTTTTCTTGTAATAGTGTATTAAATCTCCACGAAGCATAATCCTCAACATTAACAGATATTTCTTTTTCAGTTAGTTTTGATACGCCAATTACTCTGCCAGTAAATACTTTTAAGCATTGTCCTATCGCAGATGTTGTACCATTTGTAGCAAGATAAATAACAACTGACTTATTTGTACGCTCACCAAATGTGACATCATAACCAGCATTCGCTATACGTAGTGTAATATTGCTTGTGCGGCTTGTCCTATTTCGTAAATCAATACTAGATGTTATACTAGGAGCAGCCATTAAACGGCCATCATAAGCCTGGGAGTCTACTGTTACATCTCTAGTGCTAAGATATATAGTTGAACTACCACCAATCTGCACCAATGGGAATATATCGTTGTTACGTTTAAGAGAGTTTGTAAAATTTGCATGTGGAGATAATGCCATGATCTATGCGTTAGCTTCACGCCTTAATTCTTCTTTTATAGCAGGAAGCACTTTAGTTCTTACGTGATCTTCATCACCAATCATATCTCCTGCAATATTAATTGTGACACCACCGCTTGGTTCGCCAGTATTATTCATCTGCGCTAAGTTTTGCAGGCCAATACTATTAACAGCACTGCGCTGCATGATAAACTCACCTGATTGCGCCATGATTGGCACGTTATCCTGGCCCTGCACCATACCACCAGTAGCAAAACGCTGTATACCATTATTTTGTATCAAACCACCAGTATGACCTATAAAGCCTGCAAATGCTTGCAGTGCAGCACCAAATGGCATTCCTGCACCACCACTCTGCATTAATAACGCACCTATGGTTGTAAGCAGGCTTTTCATTTTATCCTCTGCACTTGCACCTCTATTAGCCAATACTTGTAAAGCTCCTGATACTGTAGTAACTGCATTAGCTGTTTTTTTGAACTGGTCTTCAAGGTCTTCAGCGGCTGTCTTACGTATTTGTTTTTTAGTTTCCTCTGCGTTTTCTTCTAATTCAATTTGTTCATCCAAGAATGCTAGAGTTAAAACAGATAATTTTTCTTGCATTTCCTTAATTCTTGTTAATAAATCTATTCTACCTTGTTCTTCTTCTTGCGCTTGCATTTCTCGTTGACGCTTTGTTATCTCAGCTTGTGCGGCTTCAAATTCTGCTTGTTTACCATTTAACTTCATTGCCAAAGTTTGCGTGTCTAACAAACTTAATAATGCCATTTCTTGACTAGTTATTGCATCTCTTAATCCTAATTTTTCTCGAAGCATTTCTTTTTCGACACCAAGTAATGCTTTACTATCAATAATAGCAAATTTTAATGTAGCAATTCTTTTATCTTGTCTCTCCTTGAGCTTTTTTTCTTCATCTGTAAGTTCTTTTGTAGATGTGATTTGTTCGTCTTGCTTTAGCTTTAAATCAGCAATTTCCATTTTTAATGCATGAGCCACCATACTTTGCTCTTTAAACGCGAAAGTAGCAGGCATCGCAGCTTTTATCATTTCTGATAAAGATTCTGCAAGCTCTCCAAGTTTTACAGATAACTTTTCAAAGCTACCAGCAAAAGCTATACTTAGTGTATCACTAAACTCTTGAACTTGTGTATTTGATGTTCTAATCTTATCAGAAGAGCTTTCTATTTCCTCACCAAATGCTGCAACTTTATTCCTACCTTGTTCTAAACCAGCATTAATAAATGCTGTTTTCTTTTCCATATCTGACATTGCAGCGACAGTAGTGTTATTTGCTTGTGCGAACGCCTCATATGCCTCATTGGTTTTAATCATTAAACCAATATTATCAAGCATCAATCTTGATTGTCTACCAAGACCAGTAACAAAAGACTCTAAACTAGATGTAGCATCTTTTCCTAATGCTCTACCCAAGCGTTGAGCAATGTCAAACATCTCTGCAAGCTCATCTGTGCTACGCGCTACACCAAGTAACATAGCGTTGTTTGCCTGGCGCATAAGCTCCATATCAGTTACTGTGCCATTAGTAGCTTTTCGTAATTTTTCTAATGTATCTTCATTTAAATCAGCAGCCACACGTAAACTGGTAAAACCTTTTGATAAATCCTCTAATTCAGCAGCTCTAGTAACCTCAGTTAGTTTTCGTAACGCAAATACAAACGGCGTTAGTGCAAATGTAGCAAGCAAGACTGTGTTTCTGAATCTACTTACTGCAAGATTAGCGCCTTTGTATGCTTGGTTTAATTTGCGCATTGCACCGCGCGTTGTTCTTGCTGCTAATGCTTGTTGCCTTAGAGCGACAGTGGTTTCATCAATGCGCTTTTTTGCATTGGTAAAACCTTTACTTCTTATTTCAATTATGAATTTTGCCATTTTCTATACACGCGTTATATTCTTCATCTATAGCGCTAAAAAGCGACATCCTGGTATATGATGCTTCATCAATGCTTTTAGCAAGTGGGATATTGAAGCGCTTATGCATCATATATTCTTCTAGGAATATGCTGGTATCATTATCCAGGAAATAAGCCGAATCAGCGCAATGTAGCACGTTAAAATACAATTGCTGACCATAAGTGAACTTGCCATCCACATCTTCATTGAGTATACGATCAATTTCATGCCACAACTCCTGCTCATCATATGTAATATGCTTTTTAAGCGTTGGACTTAATGCTTTATATGGAAATACTAAATTACGAGACTCAACGCCATGATAATTCATCCACAAAGCTACTCTAAGTTTTAACTCTTTTTTTTTGGAGGTTTTTTATATGCAGTATAAATCTCTGTCAAAACAAGATCAATCTGCACATCATCTAAGTGGCTTAAATCTTTTTCAGGATTAGCAAATGCAAAATCCATTACCCACTCAATGACATCATAATACTTGTCTTGTTGAAAATTGCCATCTTTATCAATAGCTTGCACTTCTAAACGATGCAATGCTCTTCGATCTTTAAATGTTAAGTCACGGCATTCAAATTTACCATGCTCTGTTTTTATGGTCATACAACCTCACTACTTGTATTAACCCAGGTCTAAGCTATTGTAATGCTTATTATGCTTGCTGACTCACTAGCAGCAAAAGCTCTAAATGGTATATTCTGCAATAAGAAGTCACCCACTTCAGGTTTTGAATTATCAATCATTACAGTAGGTAAACTTAATGTGTATCCACTTGACTCAGCAAGACTCAATGCAATACCAGCACTATCACCTTTTATTCTTGCATCAAGATCATGTATGTCATTATCTCGCTTTGCAACTAATGTACCAGTTACTTCATAAGGCCCATTTTGCACATAACCAAATGGCTTATAATCTGAAGTATTCTGATGATGCACTCTTGCAAGTGGCCTGCTAATCACAATTTCATAGCTTTGTAATACTAACACTTGACTATCTAATGTAGAAGTTGCAAGATTAAAAATATTCTTTGGTGCAGCAGTGTCAGGCGTTCTAGTTAAATTATCAGCACTATTGAAATCTTCTTGTGATGGCTGGTAGCCTGACATAAACTGCGTTTCTACTTCTAGCTCGCCGCCATTTGTACCAACATCAGCTCTAAGTGTCATAGATGTAGCCATACATCCTGGCATAATTACATCTTTTGATGTTACATCAGAACCAGCACCCATAAAAGCAAGTGTAACAGCATTAACATTTGTTCCACCGTCTTTCATTTGTGTTGAACTATTGTCATTAGTATTTGCTGCTGGTGTGAGCGCAGCAGCGCTTGTACTAGCACCAAATAATGCTTGTGTTGATTTTAAAACGGCAGTAGGCGTACCACGCATTGTTAAAGTAGCTTCATACATTTGCGTATCAGGTCTGTGATGACCTTGACTTTCAAGTTGTCCAAGTACACTATTTTTGCTTGGAGCAACATCAATTGGTGCTGATGCAGCTTCTATGTTAAAATCAGTAACTTGTACAAAATTATATGTACCACTTGATGGATGTTTTGTGCCAAGTGCTATTGAACCACTGCCAATACCAACATCAATACTTGTTTTTGATTGAAAATTTGTTTCAGCCATTATTTATCTTCCTTTTCTTTTTTTGGTTCTGCACTTTCTAAATGCTTTTCTAATTCTTTTGGCACAGATTCCATTTCTATTACACCGCCAGCCATCAACATATTATGCTTTGATGAGTCTAAAAATGCGTAAAAATTCTTACTATCATCAAGTTTTCTATAACTTGCTTTTGCTTTATATTTCATCCTATTACTTCCATTACTGATACGTTAACATCCATACTAGCACTTACTAAATATGGATTATCTTCATCTCTTGCATATTCTATTGAGCCTACATTCGCATTATTGAATTTGCGTGAGCCTGATACTTCATAGTTTCTGTTATTATAAATAAGTCTTTTTACTCTTTCAGCAACCTCAGACACAGTCTTTAGTGTTAGCTTTGTATAGTTACCGCCTAAATCAACTTGATAAGCAATATTAACTACATAATCTCTAACTTGCGCTGTCGCAAAAGTCTCATTTAGTTCATCAGAAACTGGCGTTATCAAAAAACTTTGATTGCCCTCATGGGCATCGTAATAGATCGGCATTGAAAATTCATCAGCAATAATGCTAGATAAACTTTCAATGACTCGATCATAGATAACATTTTCGTAAGAAATTGCCATCTATATTAACGGCGCTTAGATGACATCTTGCGCTTTTTCATCACTTTTTTCTTGAGCTTCTTCTTCTTTTTGCCCATCTTACCATATCCTTTACCCATTGGCATAGCGTTTCTCCTTATCTGTAGATTTGACCTGACTTGATTGTTCCTATTGGCAGTTCGTCACTTTGAAAAATGATTGACCATTCATCATTAGCAACATAAACTCCTGCCTGAAATCTTATCCTTGCTCCATAAGCAAGCGGCTGATAATCACCATTTACTTGCTCTGCATCCACTACCTTGTGCATGCGCAAACCCTCACTATTTTTTATATACACATCGTATTTAACTGGACTGGTTGTACCTAGCGCAAATGTGCCGCCAGTAGAAATGACTACCCTTACCTCATCGTAATCTACGCGAGGTGGGCCATGAAGTTTTATATCTTCTACGTAACCAGTAGTAGAACCATTAAGAGATATTTCTTGTATTACGCCTTTTTCTGAAGCAAAAGATGTTTCATTTGACATAACATATTCACGGCGTTTTAGCTTGTCTAACAATCCAGTACCATCAGGATTCATTGCCATCTCTTCAATTGCTTCTGCTTTTTCAGGATCGCTGCTTCTTACCAGGTCGGCGCAGGCGAGAATGGCGTTTATACGAACGATAATAAAATCATAGTTTCGCTCGCTTGCGCCTTGATATGTGGTGTTTGCACGTTTGTATATAGGTCTATCTAAATATGACCTCATTAAATCTGCTTGCTCTTTGCACACTGTGCTTTTTAATGTATCCCAGTCTTGTCCTGCTTCAAATACAGCGCTATTAAGAGCAGAAACAGAACTAGATGCTAAGAAAAACTGAAACGAATCTGTACTACTACTATAATTATATTCATTATCTGCATTAGGCGTATCAGTAACAGCAGTCATTTCTACGCCATCTTTATATAATTGGCCAATAAAACCAGTATTATTAAGCTGGTACAAGTTTGTGGTGTCTGTAGTGGTAAAGTTTGGCATTAGTACACGCTTACGATCATATTTATCTATGTCACTAACGACACTTTGTAGGTCTGTAGTATTATTACAGAATGCTGAATATATACTGCTCATGCTCTAGCCATATCCTCAAGGTTTGGAAGTAATGTAATGTTTGGTATTTCAGCAGTTGCTATTAAAGCAAGAATAAGAGAAAATATCTCACCATGTGCATTGTAGTCACGGCGCAGTTCTTTTTCTAACTCTTTAAGCCTGCACATTACTTCTATAATGTTTTCTATTTTTTGTACTTCGTTATCCATATGCTTCTACTATCTTGATGAAATGGTCGACAGTACCTTTACCACGTGCAGTGTTATAATACTGTTTCCATTGACGAGCTTGATCTAATAATGTCTTTGGCAGCTTTTGTGGTACTCTGCGCCAATGCAGTCTGCAAAAAGCAATTTGTGCTTTTACGTTGTAGGTTAAAATAATGCGCCAAGCATCTTCATTAGGACTGGTAAAAAAACGCCAGTCTAACATGCAAGCATTTGCTACCTCACGCATTAAATCTTCTCTATACGCGAGGTAGTTTTTACATATATCAACGGCATTGTGTGGTTCACACTGGAAGAATCCACGTGCTACATTATTACCACCTTTTTGATATAGGTACTCATACTTTGATTCAACAAGGCCAGTATTATATACTAGCGACACTGCTTCCTGACTATGCAGGCCAATGTCATGCAATGTCTCATCAATGAGATTTATCATTTGGTCTTTATTGACCATCTAGAACTTCCACACTAATCTGCCAATAGCGACAATAACATCCATGCATTCTTTAGCAATAGCTTGCTGTTCTTGCTTAGATACTTTGCCATCTTTTTTAGCATCGTGATACTTCTGTGCTACTTCTTTTATTTCTTTAATTAAAGGCCTATAACGCACAGCAGCCATTGTACCTACTGCGCCTAAAATAATTACTAGCATATATGCTGCATTACTAAGTGATAACCATTCCATATTATTTTCTTTCCTTGAGTATTTGTTTTATTTCTTTTATGTCTTCCATCATTACATCTAACTGAAATGCAATTAGATTGCGATCAGCCTGAAATGAGCGCTCATCGACTTTCATTGTTAATTCTTTTTTTATTGTGCTTATATCTGCTTTCATAAATCCATAGGCAAGTGTCATAGAACCAATAAGCACTATTACAGTGATGACATTCTCAATAGATATGTTAGTATTTAGTTTTACCATTTTTTACAGCTCCAGTACCGTGCAGTTAGCTTATTCTTACCAGCAGGCGTATCACATTTATGCCTAGCCCTAAAAGACTTACGCCTAGCAGGACTGCTTTTTTTAATACGCATATTTGGATCGCCATAACGTATTAACTTTACTTTTTTACCAACTTTAGCAAGCACTGCAAACTTCTTACGCTTACCAGGTGTACGCTTTGGCTTATTATAGCCACTAAATCTTTCACCACGATATGTAATCATTGGTTTCTCAACCTTTCTACTTCTCTTTCAAGATATTCTATGCGCTGATTTTGCTTTATGTCCGCAGGAATTTCAGCATCTTGATTTTTTTCAGCATCTTCTTCTAAGTCTATAATGTGTTCTTCATTCATAGCGACTTGATATTCAAGAAAACTTATTCTAGCATTTAATTGACTATACCCCCATACAAGCATCACAATAAACGTTACTGCTTGTATAATCATTGGCAGTGAGATACTTAATGCACTAGAATCAGATATTGCTTCTGACTTCACTTTGAACCACCATTATTTTTACCTTGCAAGTATGCAACGCTTTTACTTAAATCTTCTAAGTTTTCATCTTGCCTATCAAACTTGCGATCTATCTTGTCATTAATAGTTTCTTTAAATGAATTGACTGAATCAATTAGCTTAATAGAGATGCTTTGCGTATTTGATAATTCTGCGCTCATTTTGCTTAAGTCAGCACGTATTGACTCTAAATCCTCGGTTTGTTCTTTTTGGCTATTTACAAGGTTGAGCAATAGATAACCGAAAAGCACAGCTAAAAAGCCAGCACTCCCGATTTGTACCCATAATTCCGCAAGCTCAGTCATTATTTACGTTTCTTTCTTTTTTTATTTTTAGCAGCAGATTGTTTGAATGCTTGCGCTGATGGCGCACCTTTTGAACCTGGTTTGCGCATTCTTTCACCACTACCTCGTTTAATTCTTTTTCTTTTAGCGTGGATGTTTGCCCACAATCCAGCACGTTTTTTCTTCCTAGCCATTTCTTACTCTCCGCAACTCTCGGTTAATAAAATAGTTATGATTAAAGTCATCTTCAGAAAGCTCTATTTTCGTTTCGGTTTTCCAAAAATGTTTAATGGATTTATATCGAGTGACTTTTTGTACCATGCTTCAATCTCTTTCATCTCAGCATCATGTATTGACTTGAGGTCAGCAACTCGTTGGCTAGTTTCTCGAAGCTCACTTTCAATTGACCGTATTCTTTGTTCAAATTTGAAAGCGATACCGCCCAACATAGCCAATCCAAGCAGTAGATTGCGCAAAAAATACAAATTGACATTGAGTACCATATTATCTGAAATAACTCTTGCGTTTGTGGAACGATACGTTTTTTCTTCACTACTCATACCTCATAACCAGCAATAGACCATCCACCATCGCAGCTACCTAGCAGCACTAGACCACCAAGCACAATAATTAAAAATGCTATAATAGTAATGTAATCTTTCCAGTCTTCGTTCATTATAATTCTGTTGCTACTCCGTTTATTAGTGTGTGTCTACCCACTTGAATTGCTCCGATCGTATCGCTATGATGATTTTGGCATTGTGCATCATAGTCGGACTGGGCAGTAATCCAAGAATTAGTCCTTGATACTACTGCCCCATCACTTGTAACGACATACGAATTATCCTGCGCATCAAATGAAACTTCCTCATCAGCACTAAACCGATAAGTATTTGTTCCATTACCACGTGGTTTAAATATATAAACCTTGTGACCTTGTGCGCATTTTCGTACTAGCATTACTCTTCGTCTTTGTCCTCAGATTCTAAAGACTCTTTAAGACGAGATATGAACGTTTCTTTTCCGACAGTCATCTGATCTACGTTAAATGCCATAGAACCAATCTTGTTTTCAAGATCAGCAATATGATTTACCATAGCCTTCTGCTCATCAGTCAAGTCATCTATATCATACTCTTTATCGAAGAGATTTAGCTTTTGTTTTTCTTTTTTAGCCATTATTTACCTTATGTGCTATAAGTGACCAGGTTGATTAAAGTGCTTTAAGGTCTTTTTCTAGTGCTTCCCAATCAGCTTGTTCTGCTTTTGCTTCAGATGCTCTATCTTTACAAGATTGAATTTCTCTAGCTACTTGCTCTAAGCTAAATGATTGAACACTATCTGCTAACGCTTCACCGCTATTAGCATCCCATTGTTTTCTTACTAATTGTAGTTCATCGTGAGATTGCTCTGCTTGTGCTTCTCTTACTACGTTTCCGTCATCATCTTGGACTTCAGAAACTGCTGGAGAATCGACAATCTTAGCTTTCTTTACTGACCAACTTTCAGCAGATTTCATTGCTTTATAGTTTTTCATTATTTATCCTTGAGTTGTTGTTTAAGTTGATTTACTTCGGCACTTAATTCTTGTACCGCTTTGATTAATGGTGTAACTAATTCTAATTCACCAAGTTCTTGCATCCCATCTTTGTTTTCTTTCCAAACTGGAAAATCTGAATGACCAGCTTTATCCATTGCTTCTTTTACTTCTTGAGCAATAAATCCGTAATGTTTTTTATCAGGGTTTTTACGCTCTGTTTTGCTAGAATTATATTGTTCAAATTCTTGAGGATATTCGCTTGGTGCTTTTTTCTTATATGTTACTGGTCTTAAATCGTTTATAAACTCAAGACCTAGTTCAGAATCTTCTATATCTTTTTTAATTCTTCTATCAGATGAATGAGTCCAAGTAGCGTTTTCACCAAAGTCATTAGTAATAAAATCTGTATCATTACCAATCCTAACTGTTTCAGTTCCACCGCCAGTAAACTTATCGCTAAATCCGTCAGTAGTTCCTATAACTATTTCAAATGTTACATTATTAGCAGATGGTTGTGCATGATGACCAATAAATATATTACTTGAGCCTGATGTTAAATCTTGCCCAGCTCTAAATCCTATAGAGGTGTTAAATTTTGCACTACTACCAGTAATATTTTGCAAACTAGACGAGCCTATTGAAGTATTATAAGCTCCAGTATTTGCCACTAAACCTGATTGATAACCTACAAAAGTGTTATGACCAGCACTTGTGTTTGCTTTACCAGCTTGATATCCTAAAAATGTAGAACCAGCAGCGTTATTATGATTTATAGCCTTTCCTGACTCATAACCAATACAAACTATTTCACTTGTAGTTGTTAAAGCACTACCAGCATCATATCCAATAACAACATTATAATTAGCTTCAGTTGCTGATTTTCCAGCAAATGCACCAAAAAATAGATTTTTTGCACCACTTGTAGATGCCTCAAATGCTTGATAACCTAACGCAATATTATAAGCAGAACCACTAGCTAAAATACCTTCCATTGCTTGGCTTCCGATTGCAATATTTTTATCAGAACCAGCAGAGTGTCTTGAACCATTACCTAGTGCTTTATGACCTATTGCAATAGTGTCTCCACTACCAGTATATAATTTTCTACCTGCTTGATATCCAATGTAAACACCATTTGAACCATTATCGCCATTTGTTGTTTGCCCAGCTTGATAGCCAATTATGACTGATTGAGATTCAGTTGTTTTATTTCCACCAGCTTGATACCCTATTGCGGTATTTCCATCTCCTGATGTTAAAGCAGAAAGTGCCGTATGTCCAATAGCGACTGTACCATTAGCATTTGTACTGTTTATAACATTACCAGCAGAGCTACCTATTAAAATACAACTGGT